GCTCGTTTTATTCCAGAACCTTGCTTAAATTTCAGCTGTTTCCTCCATGCTGAACATCCGATAATCTTATATTGTATTTTCAAATAATCGCATACACCTATAACAGCACCCTGAAGCTTTGCAAGGTCTTTTAATGTTTTAACATTTCTTTGTAACACTACATCTTCAAGAACTACTACGTCCGGCTCATACGATTTTATTTTACTTACCATTGCATCAAGCATATACTGTGGCCGTATATTGGGAGCGATAGATTTTAAATTTATCAAGCCATGACACATATGCTCAGAATTTTCAAATACACACCAGCCAGTACATGACAATGACTGATCAAATGCAAGAACTTTAATAAACAATCACCTCCACTATTGTGTTATTACGATGATTTTAATTCTTTTATATCAGTACATCCCTGAATCAACACAGCAATGCACTCATAAAAAAGGCGGAGCCGCCTCAAATGGTAGCTCCGCTATATTGTTCTTTGGTATTATTAGGCCGTAGCATTGGGGAAGATCATATCATAGATGTTACCGTCAGCGTCAGCCATAGCATCAAAGTTCAGAGTAATGGAAGCGGGATCGCCGGTATTCTGCCAAGACAGCTCGAACGCACCCTGCGGAGCAGCCTTGTACCAGATATGACGGCTTTCAAGGATCTCATCGCTCTCAGTCTTGAACGGGACAGAACCCTCAATACGATAAGCAGCAGCGAAGTGTTTGGAGTCGAAGTGGATAACCTGCACATTGGTTTTGCTGACATAGTAATACACAACAAAGGTATCGCCCTCTTTAATGTCAGTGCCAGTAACAGTAGTAACACCTTCAGCAGTAGCAGCGGTCGCCTCAATTTCAGTGCCGCAATCATCAGCCGCAGCATAAACCTGAACACTATCATCAGCCGCAGCCTCACTCAGAGTCAGACCATCAGCAGTAGCGGTCAGTTTCTCGCGCTGGATAATCTTTGCGGCATTCAGCATGTCATTGCCACTAAGCATCTGGAATACCTTTGCGGGATAAACCTGAGCCTCGACTGCGACAGTACCAGTACGCTGGCCGTCAAACTGAACGCGGTTCGGAGCGCCCTGGCCGCCAGTAGCAAACACACGTTCAGAATCGAACGAAGTAGAGCTAACATTGGCCCAGTCCACATAAAGGAACAAATTCTTGGTCTTATACTCAGTCAGAATAAGATTCGCAACTTCGCGGTTAGCAAAATTAGGAAAGTTTGCCATAGTATTTACCTCCTATTTTTATTTGTTGTTTATCTCCAACCATTCTTTTTGATTGTACTTTCCACCCCATACCGAATGATTTGTTTCAACCATTTCAAGTTGATGCTTTTTAATCACTCGCCAAAATGTATCGTAAAGTTGAAGAATAGTTAGATCATAAATGTTTGTATAATTTAAACTGTTGTGATAAGTACAGATAACAGAAATCATATTCGGAAATTCAAACATCGGATCACTATGAGATGACTTCTTTTGCTTTTTCTTCCGTTTCATGTACTGTTCATAAAATTGTCTGTCCTTTTCACTTTTAAATTTGGGATGTTCTTCAGGAATATCTTCTTGCTTCACATTGCACAAAGGTAAGCAAAATTTTAAGAAAGCCCCATAATTGTCTCGGTTGATATAACCGTCCACATAGGTCTTACCATCCTGTCCCTTGTTTTCATTTATCAAAAATTGTTTGTGAGCTTCATCCCAAGTAATTTTTCCAGATATAAATAAAGACAGGGCAGCTATTAACATTGCCCTGCTTTGTTCTGTTGTAATATATATATCAAATATAGAAACCTTACCACTCATAGCTTGTTTTAGTTGTGATACATTTACATCCGAATTGACTTTCTCAAATTGCTCAATGTATGTATCAACCGTTTGCAGCAGTAAAGACAAAGAATACTGATATTGAGTATAGCCCATCTTTGCAATATCGCGTAGATAAGGAGAATGTATATGCCCTATATTTTCAACCAAAACACCATAAGGACTTATCTTGTCAAATTCATCTATGTTCATCGCGGCCTCCGATAAGAGCTGACTTCATATGTAGCAACACGTCCATAATACCCAACTTGTGGTTTATAGATTTCGCTACCCTTCCATTCAAGCGGCCCAATACCAAACTCATTGTTGCCGTTCAAGATTTTATCAACATCACTCATTAAAATATCAACTCGTGTGCCGACTGTTCCTTTACGTTTATAGGTTGATATAATTCTTTTGCTACAAAAACAAAATACATAGATATAATTTCGTATCATAGAATCGCCTGGTGTTTTTGTAGGTACAATTTCTACACATAAAAAGGTCTTTGCATTTTCTTGCGTATCTGGAACGTATTCATATTTATAAACACATCCACCCGCACCTGTGGTATAGCTGCCGAATAATGCAGTATCCATATCTTCTATATTGCTCGTATCGCCCAAAAGGACATCCACAATATTCGAATCATGTATAAGACGCATGACAATTTTTTCTTTGATAATTCCGACATCTTGCAAATTCATTAGCTAACCACCTCGATTTCTATTGTGGCAGTTTTGCCGTCTAAACTCGCAGTCAGTGTCGCTTTCTTTCCAGCCAAAGCCAAAGTATTATCACATACGACTCTGCATTTTTCGCCAGTATACTCAGTAGAGCCATCAGCAAAATGTACAGCTATCTCTGCATCTGTAGACGTTAATGTCCAAACAGTATTAGAACAATCCGCATTATCTTTAGCCGCAGTGAACATCTTGCCATAGCTTCCAATACGAACTACAGGACTATCAGAATAGAGAATACCCAAGCCGCTTGTCGTTCCTTCTGGGTCTACATCAGGCATACCAGAGTTCTTTGGGTCGATATAATCACAAACCATAAGCTCACGATTATCAACACTCTTATCGTATTTATCCTGTTCAACGTTAATTTTCAAGAAGCCAATTTGAGAACCGTTATAATCATATCGCGTGGTCATCTGGTCAACAGAAGTAATACGGTATATCTTCGGTTCATCGTTGATAATTTCAAGCATTAATCGTTTATTCAAATCAAGCTTAGAAGAATAATTATCGAAAGGCATCTGAATACGGAACTCACGGTTAGAAGAACTCATATAATTATTTTCAGACAAGTTAGAGTAATACGGCTTTTCAACTGTAGACCAACGCGATATAATTTCAAGAGTATCAGGGTCTTGCCACGGAATCTCTTTTTGGCATATCTGTATCTTGCCACGCACTGTAATCTCGCTATCAGCATCACGTTCAGTAATCAACCAATGAGAACCACCCCAGTACACAATAGAGCCAAGTGTAAAATCTTCACCTGGGCGAGTACGAATAATCTTCTGGTCGGTAACAGTTGCAGATATAATATTCAGATAGCGCGGTTCATCATCAATCGTAACGCTTTTGTAAGATGGATGGTCCGGCCCTTGTAAATTCATATCGTGGATGCCTTTTGCTATCATACGTTCACGACGATCTGAGCCATGAGAATTTAACATTTCTTGGTATTGTGTTCTCGTCATGATTACCACCTCGTGGTTTTACCGTTCAGATCAGATATTTCTTTTAGATTACTGCGGAAAGAATACTCGTTAATTTCGGCTTTTAATTGCTGCTTGGAATATTGAAGTAGAGCTGTCATTTTTTCAAGAAGATTAGCTGGTGAGAAGAACGTGAAATCTTTGGTGGACATCATATTCCGCAAAGCATCACTATTATAAATGTAAGGCTCGGTCCAATGTACAATCATAGCTAACGCCAAAATGCTCTGCTCTTTACGTGTCAGTTCAATATTCCATTCTAAAAGTTCATCATCATAATCTTTTAAGTCCTGTAGGCATATATCCGCAAAATCATCAATAGCCGCAATGAGCAACGAATGTTCAGCTTCTTCAAACAATTCTTCACTGTATGCTTGTCTGTCGTAATCTTTTATCCGCGCCCTGCAACGGGCATAGACATCCTCGAATTTTGTATTAGCCATTTTGCCCGCCTCCTTACGCCAATGTATTATTCGGTTTCTTCAAGCTCACAGTCCAATACTTCACTTAGAGCCTTAATCGCAGAACGACTATCAAAAGTACCATCTTTAATCATAGCCATAGCTTTAACTCGAATAGCCTCTTTTGTACCAGAACTCAAATTAGGAACCGTAGTCTTGATTTCATCTGCACTCATCTTAAATACAGAATCAAAATTTTCGGTAGTCAAAGCATTTTTGTAATAACGCTCAACACCTAACTTGCGCAGTACTTCGGCATCCTCAATCAGAATCCAATTATTCTCAAAGAATTTTCGCTGAGTACCACGCATAGCAACAAGCTCGCGATATTCCAGCTCCTGTACTTCTCCAAACTCAGACCATTCGACAACATAGCCTGTATTAAGATTGGATTTATAAATAAGCGGCCCCATTACTCCGTTTTTACATTCAATCAGTGTATCGTTAGTAATACGGTCACTCGTAGTATTTTTTCTCATTGCCATATTTTCCTCACTTCAACTTAAAATAAAACTGCCGGAGCCTTGGCCCCGACAGTCTATATAATTCAATATTCAATTCAATTTTATTATGATTAAGCAAACTTGTAAGCGCCGAACTCCTTATTCAGAACAACAGCAACACCAGTGCGCTTCATCATCAGGAACTCCTGAGACATATCAGCCTTATCCTGCGGGTTGCCCAGAATCATAGTAACCTCACCCTCGGTCACACGCTTGATGGGCTTGGAATCACCGGCAAAAACATAAACAGTATTGTCATCAAGAATAAAGTCAGTGGTACCAGACGCATGGCGCTGCTTCATAGCTACCATCTCAGTACCATTAAAGCGACCCATGTGGCCCAGCGCATATATATCATCCTTTGCAGTATCAGACAGAACCGCAGTGGTAATCTTGCGCAGAGCCTTGCGAGTACCGACAATAATAGCAGTCTCGCCAGTAGCGGCCTCAACATGCTCTACCAGGTCAAGCAGCTTGTCCTCATCGAAAGAACCAGTCACGATATACGGAGCAGAAATCTTAGAGAACATGCCAACCCAAGCAGCATAAGCAGAATCGAGGTCATACTTGGTGAAGGACTTACCAACCATATCAACAAGAGAATTAAAGTCAACACGGCCAGCCAGCACGCGATTCATTTCCTCGTAAATCTTGACAGCATGGAGCTGAGTATTTACGGTAATATCCTCGCCGGATTCAATGCGCTGACGACGAACACCCTGAGTACCCTCGGCAATCTCGGCAACTGCATAGTAGCATTCCTTAACAATATGGAAGCGGGGAGAATCACCAAGAGCAAGATTGCGGTCCTCGATAAAGTTAGTAAAGAACTCATCGCCCTTCAAACCGTCCTCGGAAATTTTGGTGATCAGTTCCTCAATAATAGAGAACATGCCAGCGCACTTACCATCACGCCACATCTTATAGTCAAAATGATCCAGACCATTGTTGGCCTCAATCAGAGCTTTGCGCAGAGTCTCCTGAGAATCTGCTACGGAATATTCGCCTGCAACATGGCCTTTGTAACCGTCGATGGCAAGCTTAATCAGATTATTATCAACCATGATATACTTTCCTCCTATATAATAATGTAAGACGATCCTACAACATCAGCGTTAATAGAACCGTCTTGTGTTAATATCGTATTTTTGTTTTTTATCAAGCCTTGGCAGGAGCAATCACATCAATCATGTAATAGGTATAAGCGCCATCACCATAACCAGTAGACTCCTTGTACACAATCTTGCCAAAGGTCTTATCATCCTTAGCGGACTGAATCAGAAGCTTAGTAGAATCAGCAGCAAAGCCAACATAGCTATCAACAGCAGGAGTGCCCTCGAAAGCTTCAGCAGTAGCAGAGAAAGTCTGACCTTCGAGCTGAGAAATCTTATATACACGGAAGGGACGCTTGGTATCATTCTCCCACTCGGTCAGATAGTGAGTCTCAGTCTGGTCATAGAAAAGCTCAACGCCAGCAGACAGATACAGATCGGCTACAGTAGAATCGGCAGTAGGAGCAGTTGCCTTGTAAACCTCACGATCATACTTATCACCAAGTACAACGACCTGCGCATTATCAATTGCAGCAGGTTTATCGGAAGCATAGAAACGAACAGACTTCAGAGCCGCGCTGAGATTAGTACCAGTCATCTCATCGAGGCGCAGAACAGCATGAATAGTTGCCATAATAAATAACCTCCATTATAAATGTTAATTAGCGAACACCGTAGTGCTCGATCAAGCCGCCATAAGCCTCGGCGGGTGTATTATTCTGAGAGCCACCTACGCCGAAACGTACATTGCCCTCGCTTGCCTTAGTGGGAACATAAGAAAACTCCGCAGCCTTACGACCAACCAGTGCATAACACATGGTCTCAAGCTCGGAGAATTCAATCTCAGTATTTTCTTTTAGTGCAGCATACTCGGCATCGTCGCCCAGCTTTTCATCCATCATTGAGAACAGAGCATCGCGCTTTGCCTTCTTTTCAGCCGCCTTAGCTTCGACTTCTGCTGCAACATAAGCATCGTACTTGGGCTTAATCTCTGCATAAGAATTAGCAGTTTGTTCAAGCACAGCACTTAACTCATCAATGCGAGCAGTTGCCCTTTCAAATATTTGAGCTACAGGATTTACTTCAGTAGAACCGTTATCCCAATCTTCGTATGTAACTTTCTTACGTTTAATATTCTCCATTTCAAGAACAACGTTATCGCCATTCATGGTAAAGGGGATACCATAGTAGTTCCAATCAAGAGAATCTACAACAATTGCCTCATTATCTTGAACGTCAGCAAAGTAATACTTAGACATCATACAATCAGGACACCAAGGATCAGGAACCTTAATTTTATCAAGTCCCTCAATTATTTGTCCTTGTATTTGACCCTGACTAAGAGAGAATGCCATGATAGTCGATTGAGAATTATCAGGCTCAGTAGGTTCAACAGGTTCTGCCGGTTCAGCTGCGGGTTCTGCCACAGGTTCAGCAGGCTCGACAGGCTCATTAACCGGTTCAACAGCAGGCTCTGCGGCAGGTTCGGTGGCAGGTTCATTTACAACGCCATTGACTACGCCATTTTCCAGTGTCGGTTCTTCGGGTTTAGTCTTTTTATTCATCGACTTTAATTCTCCTTCCTCTGTATTTGTATTAGACGAGAACTCGGCCTTGATGACAGAGAACTCATTTAATTTTTCTTTAATTTGAGCAGCAATAGTATCAGCACTAAAGTGCGCCGTTATGTTGCTCCCGGTCATAGCAGGCTGAATCATTGGATTAGTAGTAGATAAAATACAACAGCCATCAAACTTAAAGCTGGATATATGGAATAAACCATTTGCATCTACTTTGCCTTTACAGTCAATAAGTTCAACGCTATGATTCTTCACACCATCTCGTTCGAAGATTTCAACAGGAGCATCAAATTTAGTCCAAAGCAAACCATCTACGCGCAAGTATTCACGCTCTGTACCTTTGCCATCATCTTTTATAATCCAACGCGGATTACAAGATTCAGGTATAACACCATAAGCACTACCGGCGTAGATATATCTTATTCCATTGTCGTCTATATGAAGCATATGTTCATGACCTTTAAAATCATCAACATTACCGTCATCATCGTATAATACATATCCAAGAATAGGAGTATTCTTTATAGTATCAACAGCGTTATCGACAGCCGGTTTATCAAGATAACTTTGATTTAAATTTGCTCCGGTGTGAAGAACATCTATGGTAACTTCAATAAAACGAAAATCACCAGCTTCATATTCAGCCTTTTTAGTAAAGGAGATCGGATAGCGGAAACAATTAGTATCGCTCATAGTAATCAAACCTCCTTTCTAAAATCAAAAAAGCCCCTGCGAAGTTCTACTTGAAACAACGCAAAGGCATTTAGAAAACTATTATCATCTATAAAAATATATTTTCGGGGACTATCTTCGACTCTTAATAATGTAGCACCGTTCGCTATCAAGAATTCGGCTATCCAATCAGCACGCGCTCCATATATTGCGGTTTCACTTTCTATATGTTTTATCATGGCTCACGTTTCCTTTCTATCAGCAGACGTATTGCCAGAATCAGAAAGCCCCTTGCCATCCTCGGCATTTGTTGGACGGCCAGCTTCATCTACTGCTCCACTTTGAGTATTAGAACTTGTTAACGGTATTTCTTTCTTGTATAATTTAAGTACGGTGTTTTCAAGATAGGCCATGTTCTCGGTGTCCGATGGAGAATAACCTTCAGTTGCCATAATTGCCATACGTACAGGAAGACCATATTGACCATCCTTCAAATACTTGGCGTGCATAGCCTCTCTATTAAATTGTGTAACATCAAGAATTTTAATCTTAAATTTAACTGCACCACCGATAGATTTTAGTCTACGATTAATCCACCGCTCTATTTGCCGCATCATGTTAAAGCAAATCATCTGGTCGTTCACTGTGCAAAGTTCAAGCGTAGATGCACTTGGGTCTTCACCGCCGCCAAATAATATTTTATTAACACCGGCTTCGCTCCACATCGTTGCCTCAGATTTGCTGACATCATCACTATCACTTGCAACACCACTCTTTTCAAAATCCCAGCTACTAATTTTCATAGGAGTTAAGATTGCACCAATATTAGACGGAAGAACGTTACACATGTGGTTATAAAATGATTCAGCCAAATCTTTATCTAACAAGAATGAGCCATCACTGTTCAAAGGAATTTCCAACGCTAGAGCTTTATAGTTATTAATTTCTGATGCGTTCTTGGATATAGTACGGTAATCTTCAATATCGGCCAATGAACTAAACAGCGAAACAAATGGCGGTACAGGGATATAATCATGCTCATTTACCTTCAAACATATAGACTTGGTAGAATCAAGCTCTTGCCATTTAGCTGTCGAAGAATTTTGTCTGTAGTATTCGTACATCTCCGTAAATTCAGGGGCATAGTTTGGCAGCTTGTCCTTATTCGAATCAAAGTAAGAAAAGTTAAAAGCAAAATTATATACACCATCTTCTATTGAACTGATCTTGCAGTAGTCCGCATCAAGCTTTTGGAAAGAAAAACTATCTGCCGTTTCCCAAGCATAACCATAAAACACATCTTCACGAAATGCTACAGTTAGTGCTTTAGAAAACTCATGAGCAATATTCATTTTTTCAAGAAAAGCTGTTACAGTGTAATATGCTTTTTTGTATTTGCTCATGTTAGGAGCCTTAGAAAAATCAATGCCATAAGATGTAACAACATAAGAATAAGTTGACATCGTAGCAAAATAATTTACCAAGCGGCGATAATAGTTCGATATGTTATATAAGTATACGCTCATCTGGCGAAGTTGCTTTTCATAGTTCGCCGGGTTTTCAAGATATGTGACTATTTGACTTTTCGTATACTTTTTATATGTAGGATTTGTATCTCGATTGGATTCAAGATTTCGAAGTCTAATCTGTGCCAAGTTAGAATAGTTCAAGCTTTTGATAAACTCTGAATAATCCACATATCGCTGCACCTTGCCATCAGTAGGGGAGATAACAGGCACTTTTTTCTGCTGTTCCAATTACACCGCCTCCCTTCCAATCTTAGGTGCTCTAAATTTGAAATCTATAGTTGTTTTATTAGCTGCACGTTTTTCAAGACCGCGTTCTACTTGCTGGGCAATATAATGGTTATAGGCCATAGCAGAATATCGGTCTTTGCGGCAACCGGATTTTTCTTTTACTCGTATCACATTATTAGTGGTTTCGTAGCCAAGGTTCACCAACTCATTCACGGCCAGTCCTGTATTTAAATAAGGTAACTTTAATGCAGCACGTTCCATAGGAGACATCTTATCGTATCCTTTAAATTCAGTACGCAGAACATCTTCACATTCAAGCTCAGACATCAACATCCGAATACGTCCCTGTTGGAATCCAGAACGAAGTGCAACAACCACATCATTATTAAATTGAGCAGAACCCATAATGGCCCATAATTTTTTAGGAGCATTTTTATCAGGACAGCGCTCTGCAATTTCTTCGTTATTACAACAACCAATTGCGGAATAAGTTACACCAAGCTCTGGATCGTACATATCGTGCATAAGTAAATCAGCGATTGGCAGACCCATACCTCTACAGTCAACCCCTAACCAATCAACATCAAAATAATCTACATATCTGCGAATTTTCAATGCAAGCTCAGGAGTAGTCGCACCTTCAATGTTTTCTGTATATATAAAATTCTCTGTACATTTTCCATTGCGATCCGGCTGTAGACAATTTAATAATATAGATGTGGCATCGTTATCTCTTTTCTTAGAACTCATCAAGGCAATATCAACAGTCATAATACGTTTTTCTCCATCCTTCTTTTCTGGAACTTTGGTTTTCGTATTATTCAATATAGTATTGGGTGCATAGAACGCTTGTTTTATATTTCGTGTTTTATTTATATCATCGAAATTAAATAAGCCACCTTCTGTTACGCCTATCCATTCAGCACACTTTTCTTGCCTGAAAGCTAATTCGTCAAAAGAACCTTCGAGCATTTCATCTTCTATAGCTTCCAAGAATTCTAAGTTTTCTCGTACCGGAAGCTGATAGGGAAAGCAGCAGCAAAAATACTTTCGTGTCGTATCAAGCATCATAGCAAAATAGTCCTTGCACAATTCATAACTCCAATGGGCTTTAAACCATGCGGAGCTAAGATACACTTGTTTATTACGTTCACCCAAATTAGAATACAGTGGATTATCAAGATACTTCGGATGACGCGAACCAACTAAGAATTTTTTCAAAACAAGATCAATGGTCGGTTTGTCCAACATACGATACTCATCAAGAATGAGAAGATTGGCACGATTGCCACGAGCAGAATCTGCGGCAGTAACTACTTTTATGTAACTACCATTCTTAAATATTATTTCTGCTTTCTGATTATTTATTGTTGAACGTAATATTTCATTCTTTAAATTGCTTGACATGCCACAAAGCTCTTTCAAAATTTTATCGTCAAGGATTTCAATGGCCTGATTTCTAACCTTACAGGATATAACAATTTCAGAATGTGGATAAAGAATGGCTCTGACACATGCAAATACTGCAATAAGAAATGACTTTGATGCGCCTCGACTCGCGATAAAGACAAAGTTGGTGCATAAATTCATCATATAAATAATAATCTGCTGAAATAATTTGAGATCAATATTTAAGTAGTCTTTACAGAACCTCTGAGGGTTGGCTCTGTAATAACTTGTCCATATGGCGACACCATTCATAATGCGTTCAGCTTTATCAGCAGCAAGTTCCTTATCGGATAATTTTGTGCTATTCATGATACACCACCGTTGTCCTTGTTGCCAAAAATCTTAGAACGAATGGTTTCAGCACCCGATTCATCATCTTCATCGTATTCCGGTTTATGTGCTGTGTATTTTTCTATATCTCGCTCATATTCGTCTTGATATGGATTTTTTATTTTAAACATGTTTAATATTGTACCAAGTACCCATGTTCTAAAATAATGGCCAATACCGTCTACGTCGGACCACTCAGGAGCAGGTTCGGGTACTGGTCTTGTGGTTTCCCATTTATCAATCAGAGTTCCCATCACATTAGTCTCGGCCAGCGCATTGTCGTTCGTCTGAATCGGTTTGATATTTGCACTGCCCATCAAGCTTTGAAGATTGTCATTCGCTTCTTTAATCTTTTTTGTATCGCCAGTCTTATTGGCTCTATCACAATTAAGTACAGCATAAGCAATCTGTTTAAATAGAAGCTCTTGCGCACGAGTCTTGCATTCATGTCGGGCTACAAGTTCTTTATACTCATCGTCCAATTTAATGTATTCATTTTCTTCATAACCATCGCCCCAGAATTTGAGCATCTTAGCTGTAACCTTGGTTTTTACAGTATCACCTTCAGCTAAAGCCTTTTTTCGTTCTTCATCAATATAGGTATCGAACGTTTTATCCCTAAACTGAATCATACCAATACGACTTGTGTACATTGTAAATTTATCCGAACGCTCAGAACGATGGTCCGCATATTCCAAACAGTCCGCAGAGTAGTACATATCAAAGAACATACACAAACGCTTAACGGCCTCGTCCTCATCTCCGTTGTACTTCTTTGTATAGAAATCGAACATTTCTTTGGTGCAGTCCTTGCAAAAAGGTAAAAAACCCTCGTTGCCCTTGAACCAGTGAGATTGTGTTTTATAAAAATTGTAGACGCGAGTATTATAAATTTTTCCGCAGCACATACAACGAGCACCAGCCCAAGTAGGCGGGACTTTTACACGAGGTTCTTTTTTCTTTGTAGTAGTCTTTGTTCCAGCGGTTGCCGATTTCGGTGGTCTACCCATCTCACATCACCGCCTTACCTTCAAGTACAAAAAACTCCTTCATAATATTCCAGAGCCGAATAATCATATCTAAGCGATCACACTTAGCGTACTTGAAATATGTGTCTTTTGTTTCTTCATTGATACCTCTCTCTATGTATCGTAATCCAAATGCTTTACAAAAATACATAAGGCGCAATGAATAGCAATAGAAATACTTATCATTGGATACCATTCATCTACCTCCACACTTCAACTTAAAAACAAACGGCCCCGGCAGTAAGACTGTCGAGGTCGTTTTACTTTTACACTATTAAATTAATCAATCCGCAAACTGATAGAAGTTGTTGCCATATAGCTTTTTCAATTCAGCAATCGTTTCCTGCGCTTCAATATTATCAGGAAGTTGAGTAAGCACCGCCATTGTCTCTTCAACAAAACGCTTATGAACTGTACGGCGAATATGTACTCCCGGGATTACCTTACGCAAATGTTCAGCTTCAGATTTAGTAATTTCAATCATTAATAAAATTCTCCTTTTAATTTAATATGGATATATAAAACATCCGCGCCATTAGAAGATTTCTTGATTTATTTCGATTCATTAACATTATTTCTTAATATTATTCGATAACCTTCTTTAGATTCAGCACATCTTTTACAATAAATGTTAGAATGACTATGAGCAGTAATTTTCTTTCCACAGATTATACACTTTCTATCATTATATGGAGCAACAATTTTAAAAGCATCAGACAGCCATAAACGATTAGTTTCCAATGTCACATCGTAAGTATAAATAATATCACTATGTGCAGCAAATTCATAATCAGGATATTCATATAGACAACCAATATTTTCAGTAGGAAATCTATTCAATAATTCTAACTCATCAGATACTCGTGGCAATCCATCAATAGTATTATAACAATCATACCAATGTTCAGAATTATGTACACAAATAATCGGGGTTCGTTCCTTAAACAGCTTTGTAAATCCTCGCAGCTTATAGTTCGTATCCAGTCGCGCAATACTATGCTTAAATAATCTACACAAGAATATTACGCCAAACAAGACTCGCATTTCATAGATGGATAAATCATAAGCATCGTTGGCCTGAGTTATATAATCTATGTCTCCCTGATAAATCGGAATAGAAGTTGTATTCAATAGCAACCCGTGCCCACGCTGTTTACGGAACCGCTCGACCAATTCCTCATATGAATAATTAACCGACTCTCGATTGTGCATGTTATCAAGATAAAAATTGGCACACTGCTCTGGGGACATATTTGTTTTTTGCAACGTGTTCCTTAGCTTTTGGTTTGATTCATCATAGTATCGCCAATTATCAAGAAGCATTTGTTCGTTACAGTATAGAGTAGTATAGGACATATCTCACCCTCGCATTCTTGCCGCATACAGCTCCGGTTCTGCTTTACTGTAACGCTGCCCTAAATACTCATACTCACCATCTGGGTCATGATAAGGGAGAGCTACCGGCACTGGCTTGATATTTTCAACTACGCCCGCCCCCGCCATATGCCAGATAAACTTTTTATATGAGGACGGATGCTTTTCATAACAGAGGACAACAAGAATATTCGCCAGCTCGCGGACATCAGGACAGACCATTTTGCACTTATTGCGGTACACATCATAGACAGATTGCCAGTTGGTTTCATATGCAGCAGCTTCTTGTTTCGTTATGGTAGCTTCTAGCTCGGCGTGGTAAAGTTTCCAGTTATGACACTTATATTCATAGTTGAGCTGTTGTTTACGATATTTGTTAAAGTCCTTCATTATTTTCTCTACTTCAGCAAACACCGTTTCATCATAGCCTATAGATTCATCAAACATTAAATGCCAATCAAATTTTGTATCACGCCTCCATCGAATGCCACGCTCCCAACGTTCAAGGCTCATGCACAGAAGATTCATGTTGGAATATGCCTTGCTTAATTTATGGAGACTTGCATAGTATGGACTGACATATTTCATAAAATAGGGGAGAGGACGACCATAAGAAGAGATATTACGAGGAATTGGAAATAAGACACCTGTTTTGGCAAAATCG